GATGCAAGTCTTTGATTCTGGAGAGGTTCAAGATATGTGTGGTGAAGATGTCTCGTTCTGTCTTGATGCTAAAGAGGCGGGATTTGAGATTTGGTGTGATCCCAAGATTCGCGTAGGTCATGAAAAGACTCGTATTATCTGATATTGAGTCTTAAAACCCCTAGAAACTGATGTTCGGCGCGTTTGAAAGACAATTTCGGCGCGCAAATAAAACCAATTGTGAGGTATTAGAAAAATGGCAGTAAAAGCAAAAGGTGGATTAAATAAAAATACTGGTTATGTACCTGGAAAACCCAAACTAACTCGTCAAGGACAAGGTGCAGGAACTAAATACGCTGCAACGAGTCGTAATAATGCTCGTAAACCTTATAGAGGTCAAGGTAAATAACTAAATAACTCTAAACTATTATATTTTTTAAAATGTCAGAAGAGTTAACACCAAAAGTAGGACCAAATGAAGCTGATTCACCAGCTCCTGCTCCTGAAGATGCAAAAGTATTTGGTTATGATGTAGCTTCTAATGCACAAACAGTTGCTCCAGCAAAACCAAATCCCGCTTCGCCACTAGCAGCAGGTTGATATGACTGAAAAAGAAGCATATATCCACGAGTGGATTAAACAAGTATCCACACCAAAAGATGACTTGGGTGGATTTTCTGTTTGTCCATATGCTTCTGGATCAAAAACTTTAATTGTAGAGACACCATTAGATGGCATTGTACCTCAACCAGGGTATGATGTCATCGTTTTTATTATTGAAGACTTTTGGAGACCAGATCAGGTCGAAAAGTGGGTTAAATTATATAACGAAAAGTTTCCATATTACAAGTTTTTTGAAGATTTGTCTTCTAGAGACACTTTTATTAGTGGAGTTAAGACAAATAATGAAAAATTTAACTTAATTTTATGCCAATCGAAGAAAAAATTAAGTGCCATTCGCAAAAAATTAGCTAAAACCGACTATTATTCGTTCTGGACTGAAGAATATCTAGAACAAATACTAGGTGAGGATGTAGAAATTATTAATTCAGAGGACATTTCGGGATAGCAACCCCGTAAAAAGTTCTGATTTTACAATCAGGAGCTAAAAATGTCGAATTTACCCGTAGATAGAGATCAAAATTACATGAGAGAGATGTGGGGAACCACTAGATTAATCACTGATTACATGAAAACTCCGGAAAAAAGAGTAATTCAGGAGGTTATGCATGATTTGGCTCTCAAACACGATTTAAAAAAACAAACAGAGTTACATGAAAAGATTCGTAATGATGAAGATTATGATGATTGGTCATATGGTACTGAGCCAACATATGGCAAAAAGTGGTAAAAAGGTCTTATACATATAATAAATACCCTTAGTTTGAGTAATGACTAGGATTTCTCGCAAATTTAAAGACATCAGTCTCTCTTTTGTGAGGAATCCTGTAACTAATGATATTCTTGCAATTAATGATGCTGATGCAATTAAAAAGTCTGTTGTTAATTTGGTTAGAACCAGAGTAGGCGAAAGATTTTTTAATTCTTTAATAGGATCTAATGTTGAAAATTCTATGTTTGAATTGCAAACCCCAGAGGTTGCATATTCTCTTGAATTGGATATTAAAACTCTTTTAAAAAATTTTGAAAACAGAATTTCTTTAGTATCTGTTTCGATAACATATCCTGAAGATTCTAATGAATTTAATGTTAAAATTGTATATAATATAATTGGATTAGCTATTCCATCTCAAACTGTAGATTTTATACTACAACCTACTAGAGTCTAATGTCATTCAATCAATTTACAAATTTAGACTTCGGTGATCTAAGGATTCAGATCAAAGATTATTTGCGTGCAAATCAAAATTTTACAGATTTTGATTTTGAAGGATCTAATTTTTCAGTTTTAATAGATCTATTAGCGTATAATAGTTATATAACTGCTTATAACACAAACATGGCAGTTAATGAAATGTTCTTAGAGAGTGCAACTCTTAGAGAAAATGTAGTTTCACTTGCTAGAAATATTGGATATTTACCTAGATCTAGAAGATCATCAAGGGCAAATGTCAGTTTTACAGTTGATATGAGTCAAACTAATGCTAGAACTGTAAAATTATTAGCCGGACAAGTTGCTCTTGGTGCAGTAACAAATGGTAATTATATTTTTTCAATTCCAGAAGACATTATAACACCAGTAAATACTGACGGAATAGCTATTTTTGATAATCTACCAATCTACGAAGGAATATTTTTAACTAGTACTTTTATTGTAGATCAATCTCAGACAAATCAAAGATTTATTTTACCAAATGTTAATATAGATACAACTTCGATTAGAGTTAAAGTTACTAATGCTATAACTGAAGTTTATTCTGTCTTTGATAATTTATTGAATGTTGGTAAAGACAATAGATTTTTCTTAATTCAAGAAGTTGAAGATGCAAAATATGAAATAAGATTTGGTGATAATATAATTGGAAAAAAACCAGAAAACGGCAGTAAAATAGAAGTAAGTTATATTGTAACAAATGGATCTTCTGGTAATGGAGCTGCAAACTTTACATTTTCCGGTAGACTAAAAGATAATAATCTATTTGATGTTACTACTGGTATTTCATTGTTAACAACACAATCAAAATCTGAGAGTGGTGATGAAATTGAATCTGTTGATTCTATTAAATATTTTTCACCTAAAGTTTTTGCTTCTCAATATCGTGCTGTAACGGCAAATGACTATAAAGCTATTATTCCATATGTTTATCCAAATGTGGAATCCGTTAATGCTTATGGTGGAGATGAATTGGAACCACCAGAGTACGGAAAAGTTTTCATATCAATAAAACCAAGAAACGGAACATTCCTGTCAGAAATTACGAAACAAACAATATTAAACACAATTAAAAAATATTCAATAGCTGGAATTAGACCAGAAATTGTAGATTTGTCTTATCTTTATATTGAATTGGACATTTCTGCTTATTATAATGCAAATTTATCAAGTAATCCAGAAATAGTTAAAACTAAAGTAGTTGATACTTTAACTGAATATTCTAATTCTAAAGATGTTAATAGTTTTGGTGGTAGATTTAAATATAGTAAAATTGTTGGATTGGTAGATGACTGTGATAAAGCGATCACCTCTAATATAACAAAAGTTAAAATGAGAAGAGATTTGAATCCTGAAATAAATTCTTTTGCAACCTATGAACTTTGTTTTGGAAACAGAATACATACTAAAGATGGCGGATATTCTATAAAATCTACGGGATTTTTCGTCAATGGAGTATCTGATGTTCTTTATATGTCAGATAGTCCATCTGCAACGAATAAAACAACAGGAACTATATTTTTCTTTAAATTGGAAAATAATCTACCTGTAATTGTTAAAAATAATGCAGGAACAGTTGATTATATTAGAGGTGAAATTAGATTAGATGTTGTAAATATAACCGCATCAGTTTTAAGTAATGGTTTTGTTGAGGTTCAAGCAATTCCAGAGTCTAATGATGTTATAGGACTCCAAGATTTATATTTGCAATTAGATGTTAAAACTTCTGTGGTAAATATTGTAGAAGATGTTGTTAGTTCGGGTGAAAATTCTTCTGCAACTCAATATGTAACTACATCCAGTTATCTAAACGGAAAGTATACGAGATAAAATGTCAGAAATCAAAAGAGTAAAAATCGGTTCTATTATAGAATCTCAAATTCCAGAATTTTTATCTACAGAGTCTCCTCTTCTTGTAGAATTTTTAGAACAGTATTATAAATCTTTAGAACACCAATCTGGTGCTATTGATATTATTTCCAATATTTCTAAGTATAAAAATACTAAAAAATTCAATAATATTGATTTAATAAAAGAAACAACTCTGACATCTGATGTTTTAAGTTTTGATCAAACAATAAATGTCACATCGACTGAAGGTTGGCCGGACTCTTATGGTTTGTTAAAAATAAACGATGAAATTATCACATATACTTCAAAAACTGATATATCATTTGATAATTGTATTAGGGGATTTAGTGGAATTGAGAATTTAAGAGCATTAGATAATCCAGAATTTGCCGTATTTTCTTCTACTCAGTCTTCTGAACATTCTTCTGGTGATATTGTTAAAAATTTAAGTAATTTATTTTTAATTGAATTTTTTGAAAAATTTAAATATGAATTTTTACCTGGATTTGAATCTAGAGATTTTTATGAAAATATATCCATAGAAAATATATCATATAAAATTAAAGATCTATATTCTTCAAAAGGAACAGATCAGTCATATAAACTATTATTTAAAGTACTGTATGGATCTGACATTGAAATTATTAAACCACAGGAATTTACATTATCTCCATCTTCAAATTCATATTTTATAACAAAGAATATTCTTGTAGAAAAAATTTCTGGCGGCAATCCAATAGACATTAAGGGTAATTTTCTATTTCAAAATATATCTGGAATAGGTACAGTTAGCGCTTCAATCTTTAATGTTGAGTATAGACCTGTAGCTAATAAAAATTTTTATGAGGTTTCTTTAGACAGCACTTCGTTTAGTGGAAGTTTTGAAGTTTCCGGTAAAACTAGAATATTAGAAGATGTTTCTGTAAATAGTAATAGTATTTTAGTTGATTCTACTGTAGGATTTGCTAATTCTGGATCACTTTTAGTAAAACCAAAAAATTCTGACTATATTTCAATTAATTATTCAGGAAAAACAGTCAATCAGTTTACTGGAGTTACAAATGTAATTAAACCTTTAGATTTTGGATTAGATTTAGTAGAAGAAAAATTTGCTTTTAGTTATGTTGGTACTGGTAATACATCTAAGGTTGAATTTAGAGTTGTTAATGTAATCGATAATATTGATTTTTCTAAAACATCAAATTTAAGAGTGGGAGATACAATATCCCTATCGGGTTTTGGTAGAGATTTATTTAATCAATATGAATTTAATAGTTGGATTTATAATCTTCCAACAAATCATAATATTAATATAATTTCTCAAGTTGATGCTACAAAATATAGAATTGAATTATAGTCA